TATCTGGACTGCTAAAAAACGTTACATTTTAAATGTATGGGATAGTGAAGGAGTCAGGTATGAAGAACCAAAATTAAAAATGATGGGCATTGAGGCAGTTAAATCCTCAACACCAGCACCTTGTCGTCAGATGATTAAGGATGCACTTAAGTTGATTATGGTTGCAACTGAAGATGATGTAATTAATTACATTGATAAGTGTCGTAGGGAATTTAAAGCACTACCTCCTGAGGATATAGCATTTCCTAGAACAGCATCTAATGTTCAGAAGTATCATGCACATTCTACGATATACGCAAAAGGAACTCCTATACATATACGGGGTGCATTGCTTTTTAACCATTATGTTAAGAATAAGAAACTGTCTAATAAGTATTCACCTATTGGAAATGGTGAGAAGGTTAAGTTTCTTTATTTGAAGAAGCCTAATATTATTCAAGAGAATGTTATTTCATTCATTCAAGACTTTCCCACGGAACTCGGTCTTGACAAATACATTGATTATGAACTACAATTTGAAAAGAGTTTCGTCGAACCACTTAAAGCCATCTTAGATGCAATAGGATGGAACGTGGAAAAAACTGTAAACTTAGAATCATTTTTTTCTTAAATGGATTTACCTATTAACGACAAAGATTTAAATACTATAGTTAAAGCACTTTCTCTAGGAGGAGATGCTAGACTGTATCATCTTTTAAAAGAAGTTAAGGAGGTGAGAGATCTTAATCCAGGTGGTCCATACAAGAAAATATTACGTGAAGAAAGAGGAATGACGATTTAATGATTTTTGAGAAAGTGAGTCTTGTCACTGGTGGATTTGATCCTATCCATAGTGGACATCTTCGTTATTTTGAAAGAGCTAAAGACTATTCGGATTATCTTGTTGTGGGATTGAATGGTGATCCTTGGCTTACAAGAAAGAAAGGTCAGTACTTTCAGTGTTGGACTGAGAGAGCAGATATACTTCGTCATTTAGATATGATAGATGCTGTTATCTCTTGGGATGATAAAGATGATTCTGCATGTGGTGCTATTGCTAAATGTTTAGAGATTGCTGACAAGGTTGTCTTTTGTAATGGTGGTGATAGGGGTAAAGAAAATACTCCAGAAGTTATGGGATATGGTGAGAATCATAGAGTAGATTTTGAATATGGTGTAGGTGGAACTGATAAATTAAATAGCAGTTCTTGGATATTGCACAATTATTTTAATCGTCAACGTAAGCTATTAGGTATTTGATATGGATTTTTTAAAAGATATTGTAAAGGAAATAGGAGATGACTACACCACCCTCGCATCCAATATATCAGAGAGTGAACAATTTATTGATACAGGTTCGTTGGTTTTTAACGGACTTGTATCAGGTAGCATCTTTGGTGGTGTATCTGGTAATAAGATCACTGCAATTGCTGGAGAGAGCAGTACAGGAAAAACTTTTTTCTCTCTCGCCGTGGTTAAGAACTTTCTTGATACTAACCCCGATGCTTATTGCCTCTACTTTGATACTGAGAGTAGTATTACTAAACCACTTTTAAAAAGCAGGGGTATAGATTTAGATCGTCTAGTTGTTATTAATGTGGTCACTATTGAGGAGTTTAGGACTAAGGCACTTAAGGCAGTTGATATATATTTAAAGACCTCTGAAGAAAATCGCAAACCTTGTATGTTTGTTCTTGATTCTTTAGGAATGCTTTCTACAGAGAAAGAAATACGTGATGCGTTAGATGATAAACAGGTAAGGGACATGACCAAATCCCAACTTGTGAAAGGAGCATTTAGAATGCTTACACTCAAACTTGGTCAAGCAAATATTCCACTTATAGTAACAAATCACACTTACGATGTCATCGGTAGTTATGTCCCTACTAAAGAAATGGGAGGCGGCTCTGGTCTCAAATATGCCGCAAGTACGATCATTTATCTCACAAAGAAAAAGGAAAAGGATCAGAAAGAGGTTGTTGGTAACATTATTAAAGCTAAGACAGCAAAGTCAAGACTCTCTAAAGAAAATCAGCAAGTAGAGATACGTCTTTATTATGATGAGCGTGGACTTGATCGCTACTATGGTCTCCTTGAATTAGGAGAGATAGGAGGAATGTGGAAGAATGTAGCAGGAAGATATGAGATGGATGGTAAAAAGGTATATGCTAAGGAAATCTATAGAAATCCTGAAAAGTACTTTACTAGTGATATAATGGAGAAACTTGATGGCATTGCCAAGCAACAATTCTCTTATGGAACGAATTGAGACTACTATCCTTCGTAATTTAATATTTAACGAAGAATATTCTCGTAAGGTAATTCCTTTTATTCAACCTGCATATTTTGAGCAGAGAAGTGAAAAGATAATCTTTGAGGAGATAGTAAAATTTATTATTAAATATGGATCTTCCATTACTATTGAGGCTCTCAATATTGAAACAGAGAATAGAACTGATCTTACTGAAGATGAGGTAAAACAGGTTAGAGAGATTAATAATTCTTTAACAGATTCTGTTGTGGAGAATCAGTGGTTACTTGATACTACTGAAAAATGGTGTCGTGATCGTGCAATTTATCTTGCATTGATGGAATCCATTGCTCTTGCGGATGGGCAAGATGAAAAGAAAGATAGAGATGCTATACCTAGTATTTTATCAGATGCATTAGCAGTATCTTTTGATAATCATATTGGACATGATTATTTAAATGATTATGAGGAACGTTATGAGTCGTATCACAGAAAGGAAGACCTTATTCCATTCGATCTCGAATACTTTAATAAAATTACAAAGGGTGGTCTACCGAATAAGACTCTCAACATTGCTCTCGCTGGCACAGGTGTTGGAAAATCTTTATTCATGTGTCATGTGGCAAGCGGTGTCCTCCTCCAGGGAAAAAACGTTCTCTACGTTACGATGGAAATGGCAGAGGAAAAGATTGCGGAGAGGATCGATGCTAATTTACTTAATGTCAATATTCAGGACATAACAGATCTTCCCAAACCTATGTTTGAGAATAAAGTTACTAGTCTTGCTAAGAAAACGCAAGGCACTCTTATAATTAAAGAATACCCTACAGCAGCAGCACACAGTGGACATTTTAAATCATTACTTACTGAATTGGCACTTAAGAAATCCTTCAAGCCTGACATTATATTCATTGACTATCTTAATATATGTGCTTCTTCTAGACATAAGGCAAACAGTTCCATTAATTCATATTCCTACATTAAATCAATTGCTGAAGAACTTAGGGGGCTTGCTGTGGAAGCTAATGTACCAATTGTTTCTGCTACTCAGACTACTCGCAGTGGCTTCGCTAGTTCTGATGTGGATCTCACCGATACCTCTGAATCCTTTGGTCTTCCTGCCACTGCTGATCTTATGTTCGCTCTTATTTCAACCGAAGAACTTGAAGGCTTAAATCAAATTATGGTGAAGCAATTGAAGAATAGGTATAATGATCCTACTGTTTTCAAAAGATTTGTTGTTGGAATTGATAGAGCAAAGATGAGATTATATGATTGTGAACAGAGTGCTCAGGAAGATATTTCTGATAGTGGGCAAGAGGAAGAATTATCTACAGGAGAAAAATTTAAGGCTAAGAAATCATTTGCTGAGTTCAAATTTTAATGGTTGAATTAAATGATAATTTAGAAATAAAAGAAGAAGTATTGTATGGATCAAAAATTTATATTATTGATAATTTTTATAAGGATCCAGATTCTTTAGTTGAATATTTAATGTCTATTGAACCTTCTTTATGGAAGGAGAATGAAAAACCATCATATAATGGTATTCATTTTGAGGATAGAAAACACGAGATAGTTTGTAAAGAAATGGAACCAGTATTTCTTTTTTTACAAAGTATTTGTGGAGATAATTTATATGATACTGATGAGATAGTTACAAATTTAATTAGATTTAAAAAGAGTCGATATAATGATTTTAGAGATTGTTATTGGTCACCCCATACAGATAAAGGGTATACTGCTATTATATACTTGAATAAGGGAGATACTCAATCTGGAACTAATCTTTATCGAAAGTTAGATCCTTCAGAACCTCCACCTTTAAAAGAGCATGAGAATCCTTGGAGACCGAAATCAAAATATAGATTATTGAAGCATATAGAACCAAAGTATAATAGGATGGTTTTATATAACGGTAAGAAGTTTATTCATGGAATGAATATATGTAATTACGATTATTTTCATGATACTTATAGGATAAATCAAGTTTGTTTTTTTCAAGATGCTGGTAAAAAAAGGTCTTGACAAAATTTAAAAATTCGTTTAATATATGTAAGTAACGAAGATAATAGATGAAAAACGAAAAACACGTTGATTTTGGATCATACGAAAGATTTGTAGATGTTGTCACGTCTGATGCATCTAAAGATTTTTTGTCTCTTTCCGACCGTTTAGTTGAACTTGATGAGAAGGGAGCAAATATTGAACGTCTTTTAACTGCTGCTGTTGGTATTAGTGCTGAGGGTGGTGAGTTTATGGAGATTGTAAAGAAGATGGTATTCCAAGGGAAACCATTTAATAAGGATAATAAGGACCATCTTATTATTGAATTGGGAGATGTAATGTGGTATGTTGCACAGGCATGTATGGCATTAGAAGTTTCTATGGATGATGTTATATCTACAAATGTGAAAAAACTTGGTAAGAGATATCCAGAAGGAACTTTTGATGAGTTCTTTTCCGAAAATCGTAAATCAGGTGATAGATGAAGAGACTTTTACGTAAGTATCTTAAATTAGTATCAAAAATAAAAGAGAGGCATTATTGGCCTCTTTTTATATTTTTATCGTTATACTTTGTTGTACCATATAGCGAATTTGTAGTCACTGCACTCATTCTTCTTTATTTTAAATTTGAGAAGTTCTTTCGTACAGTGTTCTCTAAATTAGTAACACCACTACCAGAATGGTTACGTATGGGTGGTTCTATAATATTCTTCTTGGTTATGTTGGATGATACATTAATGTATTTTTCTATCATTGCATTAGCATATTGGACTAATAAACAAGCAAAAAAATTAAAGAAACAGGAAGATGATGAATTATAAAGATGCTGGTGTAGATATAGAAGCAGGTAATGCTTTTGTAGAAAGAC